GCGGAAGAACGGATTCCCCGGCATAAGCACTAGGGCCTCGCCAATCGCCGCCATCAAATCTTCGCGGTCGGGATGGTCACCATCGGCCATGTCGTCAAACACCTGAATGACGTTCCACAGCGCCATGAGCCAATCATGCGCCGCGCCATCAATCGAAAACGATTCCTTCAGGTTCTTGGAAAGCCAGTAAGTCGCGCTCATACCCATCCTCGGATATGCACCACTGGCCGCGCACCTACTCAGTAAAACCGGATTACAGCAAACCCAAACAAAACGCAAGCCTAGCTAGAAACACTTGCAGTCCCGAAGGGGAAGACCGTTCGAATATTACCAGCGGCAATCCGCGCAACCAGCCTGAACTTCTGCGCACTGCCCGCGACAAGGCCCGTCTCCGTCCGGTTGCAAGTCACCTCGCCCGCGCCAGTAGTATAAAGCCCGCCGCCTTCATCCAATACAAACGGTTCAGGCGCCGAAAGCGCGGACGAACCAACATCGCTCCAAACGCTAGGGGCAGCCTCTCTCTGCCACTTTACCTCCACGACCGTCAATCCGTCAGGCGCGGCGCTTTCCAAATCAAGGAATATGTTCGCAGCGGTCAAAGTCGCGGACGTTGCGGCAGCTGGAAGCGTTACCGCCAAGTCCCGTGTGATCGGATCAAAGGTCGCAGCGTCAAAGCTAACCAGAGCGCTCGTGCTGTCCCCCGGCATAGTCCCGCCGCCGCCGCTGTCAGGTGCCGCAGTCGAACGGCTCACAGTCACGGAAAAGGGCGGGTATCCCCTGCCGTTTACCGTAGCTGTCACCCCCAGCAGGGCAGTGGGTGAAGCCAAGCTCGAATTAATCTGGATTACGCCAGTCCCCGTCCCGCCTACCGTAGGCCCAGCGCCAACAAAGGAACCGGACAGCACCGTCACGCCCCAGCTTACGCCGCTAGTCAAAGCCGAGCCGCTGACAGGCACAAGCGCGTAGTTAGCCGTCACCGGAAGAGGGGAGGTCAACGTCCCGTCAGCCGCGTAATTCAGGACAATCGAGGGCGGGCCAGCAATGTTGGCTTGGACATCGTCCAGCAGTCGCTCAAATTCACGGATTGCGCGGGGATCATTCCCGAGAATCCGCGCCAACTCAGAGCGGTTAAGCCTACGCGAAGTCATGCCGCCAGAGGCTCCAGACGCGCCTCAAGTCGGGCAATGCTCATATGGGCATCGCTAGTCCCACGGAAACGCTGGATGCGGAAGTTGCGCATGAAGCCCATCCCGAACCACACGATGCGCCTGCGCGACCCGATATTGATTACGCGGTCGCTTGACCAAGAAATGCCGTCCAAGCTGTAGCTTGCGGTAATCGCAGGCGAAACAGTTTCAAACGCAATCGGGAATTGCTCCGCGTCTAGGCTTTCGCCATCTTCGACAAGAAGCTCCTCTCCGGACTCGGCAAGCAACGCCTCAAAGTCAGTAGCGATCTGCCGCACAAGATTGGGCGCGGTGATAGCCACCAACTCCATCTCGTGAAAGATTGCGCCACGACCCTCGTTATAGATAATCTGGGTCGAGAACTCCCAACGGTTCTTCTCACCCCAATGCGTCGAAATATCCTCAACCAGAAAGCCAAGGTTCTCAGACTGCGGGTCGGCACAAATCCAGCGGTTATAGCACCGCACAAAAAACTTGCCGCGATACTGCCCAGTCTCCCCCAGCCCGCTTTGCAGGATAGTCCACACGGGCTGCCCCAAGGCCTGCGAAGAACCCGCGTCATACAGCAGGGTGCGGTCGGGCAGGTGGATATAAAGGAACTGGTGGCTCCCCTGATTGCGCGCCTCTAGCACGCTCGCAGCCAATTCCGCCTCGGTGTATTGCTCAAGCAGGAGGTCAATCTCATGCGTCGAGACCTTCTGCGCACCGCCATTCATCGCCACGTAGACGGAAACCTGCTCATTGCGCCCGCTACCAATAAACGCGAGGCTCTCAAGGAATACGCAAGTGCAATCGCGGCCCAGCGTCCCCTTTTCAATCTGCGCACCCTCAATGCGCGCAAACGGGAACAATTCACCGCCAACGTTATCGAACACCTCGACCGTGTGGCGGTTCAGCGCATAGACCTCATTGCGGATTTTTTTGATCGCCAGAATAGGGTCAGGGTCGGCCTCGCTTGAACCATACTTGAGCGGGTCAACCTGCGTCGGATCGTTCAATTCGGTGACAACAAGGAACTCTCCGTCCGTCGTCATCCAGTAGCCATCGACCCACAGCATATCGTTCACAACCCCAAGGTCGGGGTCGGTAACTTGCGTCAGGGTTGTGCCGTTCCAATAGAACAAGTCGCCGTTAGAGCGGATGCCCAAGCGGTCGAAGCTGTAATCCATCGTCACCGGCTCGCCATCGTCGCCAACATCGCCAAGGACGGTCACAGTGCCGCCAATGCTGACAAACACCAGCTTGGAACCCATGACGCGATACATAGAGCCGCGCCACTCGATTCCGCCCCTGTCTACACCGGGGCCAGTAGTGAATTGCTCAATGCCCGGCGCAGGACGCAAGAAACCCGCGCTTACCCCGCTATCCTTCGGCACCGCCTGAAAATTAATCGGATAGGCCGTCCGGAAGTCAGGGAGCGTGTCGCAGTAGATGCCGCTGAGGATACCCAGCTGAGGCATTAGCCACCATTGCCGGGGTTAACGTGCAGGGTGCCGTCAGCCGCAGTGGCGATGATCCGGATGACCTTGCGCCCCAAGCCCACGCCGATGCGGATTTGCTGGCTCGGCAGGACAGGAAGCCCATTGTTCAGCGTCGGCGCAACACCCGCAGGAGCGGTAGCGCCCTCATAAGGCGTGACCACCACATGAACGCGCGCGGTCGCGCTAGTGTTCGTCAGGGCAACCTCGCGGCAGGAGGCCGGAAGCTCAACGGCGGTCGTCGCGGTGACAGCGTTGGTAATCGAAAACTCACTACCCCAACCGGGGGTAAAAACCTGCTCAATCATTAACCAATCCTCCACTGCCCGCCGTCAACAAAAACCGGGACGGAATTAGCGCCGCCGCCAACGACAAGCGCATGGAAAGTCGTGCTGGTCGCGTCAGTCACAAAGGCGCGAGCACCAACCCCAGCGGTCGCCGCGCTAGGCAGGTTGGCAACCGTCACGGGCGTCACCTTAGTGAACCGCGAAACCGTCAGGCTTGCAAGCGCAGTCGAAAGCCACGTGGCCAACGCGCTAAGGCTAATCTTGCGAGCATCACCATTGGCGGTGCTAAAGATGGGCAACTGGTCTCCAGCCGAAGGACTGTCATATGCCGAGAGTTGGTTAATCTGTGCCATAATAAACCCTATCTAACACAACCACGCCCGAAATCAAAGCGCGGTCAAAGCAATCTGCGCCGCACGCCCATTTGCCGCACCAGCCGTTCGTGTAATCTGCACACCCGCCAGAGAGCCAGCGGGAACACGCCCGTCATTCTGGAACACCGTAATAGTCCGACGCGCATTTCTAAACGCCTTGGCAGACCACCCGCTAGGCATCGAATAGGACTGCCCCGCATCGCTAGCAACCACCGCCAAATTCAAACTAGCAGCAACAGGCACGACAATGCTTGGCGGCGTAGGGCTTACAGCGTCAACGCTAAACGTGCCGACAACCCCAAGGGTAAACCCGCGCACCGCCACAATCACGACCACCTGCGCAACAGCGGAAAGCGTCGTGAACAGAAACGAAGGCGTTACCCCATCATAAACAATGGACGCAATCGCCGCGCCGTTAGTCGGCCCAGCACCCACAGTCCAACCAACCGGAGGCACAACGCCCACCAATTCGCTACCCTGAGAAACCGCGATAAGCGTATCGCCAGAGCGTGCGCCACGGGGAACCGCAACCGACAAACTGGTCGTCAGCAAATCCTCAGCAGCAGAAACGCCGACAACGCCGACACTCGGAGTGCCGCCTTGACCCCAAATAAAAGGAAACATCGCTAGGGACATGGCCTAAAAATCCAGTTCGCTATCCGGCCCAGAGTCAACCGTGGCTTCCGGTGGATCAAGGAACGGGTCGAGGTTCCAGCGCCAAGGCTTGTTGCCCGCACCCGCGATAACGCGCCCCAGCGACATTTCGGGCGGGACAACCTTGCCCAGCAGCATATTCAGCCCGCGCTCTGCGGTCGCCTTGGTCTCAGGTGCTACCTGCTTGCCGAAAGACGGAGCCAGCCGGATTGCGAGGTTAGTGATAATG